ACCCGCCTACGCGCGGGTTTTCTTTTGCTCGCTGGCAGGCCAGCTGGGTATCACCCGCCTGACTGACTCTGTTTCTGGCATAACGCTTGGTCCTGAACAGATTGCCGAGCCGCTGGCGCTGTTTGGCGATGAGGATGGAATGGAAGCCAGACCATCCCGTAGCTATCAGGTGACAAACGGGATCGCAGTGTTGCCGGTTTCCGGCACGTTGGTCAGCAAAACCCGATCGCTGCAGCCTTATTCCGGCATGACCGGGTACAACGGCATTATTGCCCGTCTGCAGCAGGCCATCAGCGACCCGGGTGTGGATGGCATCCTGCTGGATATGGATACGCCCGGCGGGATGGTGGCCGGGGCTTTTGACTGCGCCGATATCATCGCCCGTATGCGTGATATCAAGCCCGTCTGGGCGCTGGCTAACGATATGAACTGCAGTGCCGGTCAGCTGATTGCGAGCGCGGCGTCGCGCCGAATGGTTACGCAGACCGCCAGAACGGGCTCCATCGGCGTCATGATGGCGCACAGCAACTATGGCGCAGCGCTGAAAACGAACGGCGTTGAGGTCACGCTGATTTACAGCGGCGATCACAAAATCGCCGGCAACCCTTACGAAAAGCTACCGAATGATGTTCGCGCTGATTTTCAGTCGCGTATCGATGCCACTCGCCAGATGTTTGCCGCAAAGGTTTCTGCCTATACCGGCATGTCCGTGCAGGACGTACTCGATACCGAAGCGGCAGTATTCTCCGGGCAGGAGTCAGTGGATAACGGCCTGGCAGATGAACTTGTTAACAATACCGATGCGCTCGGTGTGATGCGCGAAGCGCTCGACCGTCGCAAGAAAATAACTACTGGAGGAAGTATGCCATCACCATCTGCATCCGCAGTGACCACAAACACCGTTGCTCAGCCTACCGCGCAGACTGTACCGGCTATCACCACCGAACCGGCATCCATTGAAGCGGCAACCGCTACTGTAGCCGCTCCTGCAGATGTCAATGCGCAGGTCTCGGCAGCCGTCGCCGCAGAGAATGGTCGTATCATGGGCATCCTGAATTGCGACGAGGCGAAAGGGCGCGATTCACAGGCGCGTGTGCTCGCTGAAACACCAGGTATGACGGTTGAGAGCGCACAACGCATTCTGGCCGCCGCACCGCAAAGCGCCCAGGCGCGCACAGATACCGCACTGGATCGCCTGATGGAAACGTCACCGGGCGCAGTTTCAGCAGGGAATGCCTTTGCTGAAGACGGTAACGATTTGTTAAACACCCCCGTTTAAGAGGCTCACATGGCAATTACCGAAGTTTTCACTCATAACCAGCCGCTCGGTAACAGCGACCCAGCACATACCGCGTATGCACCAGGCGAACTGACGGCATCCACGGCGGCAATGACGCCGCTCATGCTTGATGTTACGTCTGGCAAGCTGACGGTATGGGACGGTGAGAATGCTGGCGCAGCGACCGGCATTCTGGCTGTAACCGCAGACCAGGACAGCGCGGAGCTGGCATTTTATAAATCTGGCTCATTCCGCATTGAGGATGTGCTCTGGCCATCAGCCGTCACCGACGAAAATATCAAGCGTAATGCGTTCGCCGGCACTGCTATCAGCATCGTTTAACCCGCCTTTTTACCACCATCATTATTAATGAAAGCCGCGTATGCGGCTTTTTTTATGGGAAAAATCTATGTCAGTTTACACAACAGCCCAGCTGCTGGCGGTCAATGAGAAGAAATTCAAATTCGATCCGCTCTTCCTTCGTATCTTCTTCCGCGAAAGCTATCCCTTCAAAACCGAGAAGGTTTACCTGTCGCAAATTCCCGGCATGGTCAACATGGCGCTGTATGTTTCGCCGATTGTCTCCGGCAAGGTGATCCGCTCCCGTGGCGGCAGCACCTCTGAATTTACGCCTGGCTATGTCAAGCCGAAGCACGAAGTTAACCCGCAGATGACGCTTCGCCGCCTGCCTGATGAAGATCCACAAAATCTGGCAGACCCTGATTATCGCCGCCGCCGCATCATCCTTCAGAACATGAAAGATGAAGAGCTGGCGATTGCACAGGTCGAAGAGAAGCAAGCAATTGAAGCGGTGCTCTATGGGAAATACACCATGAGCGGAGAAGCCTTTGAGCCAGTAGAAGTCGATATGGGTCGCAGCGCCGGCAATAACATCATTCAGGCTGGTGCGGCAGCATGGTCCGCCCGTGACAAAAAAACCTATGATCCGACCGATGATATTGAAGCCTATGCGCTTAACGCCAGCGGCACAGTCAACATTATCGTGTTCGATCCGAAGGGCTGGGCCTTGTTCCGCTCTTTCGACGCGGTGAAAGAGAAGCTGGATACCCGTCGTGGCTCTAACTCTGAGCTGGAAACCGCCCTGAAAGACCTGGGTGAAGCCGTTTCTTATAAGGGCATGTACGGCGATGTGGCCATTGTCGTTTACGCAGGCCAGCTTGTTGAAAATGACGTCAAAAAGAACGCTCTGCCAGACCTGACAATGGTGCTGGGTAATACCCTGGCCCGTGGCCTGCGTACCTATGGCTGCATTATGGATGCAGATGCCCAGCGTGAAGGTATTAATGCCTCAACGCGCTACCCGAAAAACTGGGTACAGACGGGCGACCCGGCGCGCGAGTTCACCATGATTCAGTCAGCCCCGCTGATGCTGCTGCCAGACCCGGACGCGTTCGTGTCCGTCAAACTGGCATAACCACAATCCGGTGGCCCATTCGGGCCACATTTCTGGAGTATTCCCCATGACAGAAAAAGAAACACTGATTGCTCGCCTGAATGAACTGGGCGCACAGCTTAACCGCGAAGTTAACACCAGTGGCACTATCCAGGAGTTGAAGATGCGCATTGCCGAGCTCGAGGAAGAGCTGGGAGAGGCGGTCGTAACGGTTGATGGTGCTGGCGGCGATCTGAATCATTCTGGTATCACCGATACCACCGATACCACCGATACCATCATCACTGATGGTGTTGATCACAGCATCTCCCAAATCTTACAGAATGCCGCAGCGGCTACCACCACAACCGTCACAACCGGTGACCGGGTATCAGTAGAAACGCTGGCCACGCTGCACATTGACGCGCTGCATGCCACACGTAACGAGTCGGTATCCATTGTGGAGCCTGGTGTGATTGTCCGCGTTTCTGGCGAAGATGCTGCCCTGCTGATTGCTCATGGACTGGCTCGCGAAGTCTGACGGGGGCGGTATGACTGATTTCGATAACATCTTTGATGAGGCCATGTCGCGCGCTGATACCACTATCCGTGGCGTGATGGGGGCAGCGGCAACGGTATCGTCAGGAACCCTGTCAGGCGTCACGCTCAACGGTGTGTTCGATGATCCAGAGAATATAGGTTACGCCGACGCGGGGATTCGCATTGACGGGACCAAACCATCGCTGTTTGTTAAAACCTCCGATGTCAGTGGGCTGGAACGCTTGGACACCCTGAAGATTCACGGTCGGGATTTTTGGGTTGATCGCGTTGGTCCGGATGATTGTGGCTCCTGTTATGTATGGCTTGGTACTGGCTCACCGCCAAACGGCGCGCGGCGTCGTTAAGGAGTATCCATGTCGATAAAAGGTCTTGAGCAGGCGATTGCTAACCTGGACAGCCTGGACAGAAATATGGTTCCCAATGCCAGCGCCTGGGCTGTTAACCGGGTTGCGGCTAATGGCGTCTCGGTTGCCGTCCGAAAGGTGGCGAAAGAAACGGTAGCCGGCGACAACCACGTCTCAGGGATACCGGTAAAACTGGTCCGGCAAAGGGTCAGAATCAACAAAGCCTCGCCATCAGGGCATTCAGCGGCACGAATCAAGGTTAACCGGGGCAATCTCCCTGCTATCAAGCTGGGTGCCGCGCAGGTCAGGGCGACCAACCGAAAAGGCCCGCTCGTTCGCAAAAGCAGCGTGTTGAGGATTGGTCGTTACGTTTTCCGTGATGCCTTTATCCAGCAACTGGCGAACGGTCGCTGGCATGTCATGAAGCGCATTGCCGGCAAAAGCCGTTACCCCATTGATGTGGTCAAAATCCCCCTGGCCACGCCACTCACCACGGCATTTGAAGCAGAAAAGAAACGCATGCTTGAAGAGGAGATGCCAAAACAACTTGGCTATGCCCTTAAGCAGCAACTGAGGCTGCATCTGAAACGATGAAACACACTCTGATTCGCCAGAAAATCATTGATGCGCTCGAGGAGAGCATCGGCAAAGACGTCATGTTTTTGGACGGTCGCCCTGCCGTTATTGAGGAGGAGGATTTTCCTGCCGTGGCGGTCTTTTTGACCGACGCGGAGTATACCGGCGAAGAGCTGGATGCAGATACGTGGGCAGCGACGTTACATATTGAGCTTTTCCTGCCATCGCAGGTACCGGATTCCGAGCTGGATGAGTGGATGGAAAGCAAAATTTATCCGGCCCTTACTGATATTCCGGGGCTGGATTCACTGATTACTCTCATGGTTCCACAGGGCTTTGATTACCAGCGTGATGATGGTATGGGCCTGTGGAGCTCCGCTGATATGAAATATTCAATAACTTACGAAATGTGAGGGATATATGGCTACACCAAATCCACTGGCACCCGTAAAAGGTGCCGGTACCACACTCTGGCTGTATGCCGGTGCAGGCGACGGATTTTCAAATCCGCTTTCGGACGTTGACTGGAGCCGCCTGGCAAAAATCAAAGAGCTCACACCCGGAGAAATGACCGCTGAATCATACGATGACACTTATCTCGATGACGAAGATGCGGACTGGAACGCGACCGCTCAGGGCGCAAAATCTGCCGGCGATACTTCTTTTACCCTTGCCTGGAAACCGGGAGAAGAAGGGCAGAAAGACCTTGTCGCATGGTTTGGTGATGGCTCAGTGCGCTATTACAAAATCAAATACCCGAACGGCACGGTCGACGTTTTCCGTGGATGGTGCAGCAGCCTGGGCAAAGCCATTCCCGCCAAAGAGGTCATTACCCGTACAGCGAAAATCACCAATACCGGCAAGCCGCAGCTGGCGGAAGAGAGCGGCACTCCGAATATCGCCGTTACCGGCGTTGCGCTCGACAAGGCCACGGCCAGCGTCGTGGTCGGGGAAACTACCGCGCTCAGTGTGGCGATCACTCCAGCCAGCGCCTCAGATACTTCGTTCCGTGTGGCCACCTCTGATGGGGCAATCGCGACTGTTACCGTCAGCGGCAACACGATCACCGTCACGGGCGTGGCGGAAGGCATTACAGACATTATTGTGATGACCAGCGACGGCAATTTTGTGGCTGTGTGCAAAGTCACCGTTACTGCGGATTAAGGGGATCGCATGTTTCTGAAGAAAGAGGATTTCACCTATAACGGCGAGTCCGTAATGATTACCGAGCTGTCGGCTCTGCAGCGTATTGAATTTCTCACTTTCCTGGCACAGGAAGAGAAAGCGGTCGACGCTGACAGCAGCGGTATCAGCGATCAAGAAATGACGGCTCGCCTGGTTGGGTCGAACATTCGCTGCGGTGCGCGCGTGGTCGCGCTGTCTTTATGGCATAACGATCCGACTGGCGACGATGTGGATGCGCTGTTCCAGCAGGTGCTCAGCAGCTGGCCGCCAGAAGCCATCGGTAAAGCCGAAATGAAGATTAAGCTGCTCTCCGGCATGCTCGTCCCGGTCGAAGATGATAACGCTAACGCGGCAGATTCAGAGGTTACTGCCGATGAAAACGCAGAATCCATTACGGCGGAAAAGCCCTTGCCAGCGAGCTGAAGTTTGTCCTGAATCTGGCGCGCGAGTTCGGGCGACCCGACTGGCGCGCCATGCTGGCTGGAATGTCTTCCAGTGAGCTGGGCGACTGGCACCAGTTCTACCGGGAGCATTATTTTCAGGACGCGCAGCTCGATGCGCACTTCTCCGGGCTGCTTTATTCCATCTCCACTCTCTTCTTCCGCGATCCGGAACTTACCCCCGCACATTTCAGCCTGCTTTCTCCTTCCGGAACTGCCATCAGCGATGAGGAACCGGACGATGACACGCTGATGACGGCAGCCGAGGGGATAACAGGAGGTATCCGTTATGGCCCAGCAGATTAGCGATCTGGTTATTAAGCTGGATGTTGATCGCGCCACCTTCAGCGAGCAGGTCGCCCGAATCAAAGGGCAACTGACCGGAATGGCTGATGAGTCTGATAAAGTCCAGACCCGAATGCAGCGCGCTTCCGAGCGGCAGGCCGCAGCGTTTAAAAGCGTGGGCGATGCCGGCGCAGCAGCGGCTAACGAAATAAAAGCCCGTCAGTCTGCTGCAGCAGACGGTCTGACTAAAGACTGGCAGAACGTATCAAAATCCGTTGATGAAACTCACCGGCGCGTGACCGAACTGAACCAACGGATGCGCGAGAATGACGGGCAGGCGGCGGCGCTTGCTCAACGACAGGATGAACTTGCCGCGTCATTTTTCCGTCAGATTGACGGCGTTCGCCAGCTGAATGGTGAAACGCAGTCTCTTTCGAACGTTCAGGCGCGCTTTCGTGCCGCGAGGGCGCAGGGCAACATCACCCAGCAGGATTATCTCGCGCTGATTTCCCGCACCACGGCCAGGCAAAAGGAGCTGCAGGTCGTTGAAGAGAAATCAGCTACAGCGCGTACTCGGTTCCTCACTCAGCTGAAGCAACAGGTTGCTGAGCAAAAGCTTTCCGGTACCGAGTTGCTGCGCATGAAGGCGGCGCAGGTCGGTGCCAGCGATGCGGCAGAGGTCTATATCCGCAAGCTTGAGACCGCCAAAGTCGCCACGCACGGGCTGGGCCTGCAAAGTGCGGCGGCACGTCGTGAAATCGGCATCCTGGTTGGAGAGGTCGCAAGGGGCAACTTTGGCGCGCTGCGCGGCTCCAGTATTACGCTGGCCAACCGTGCCGGCTGGATAGACCAACTGATGACATTGCGCGGATTGGGTATCGCGGGTGTCGTCGGCGGTATTACTGCAGCAGTGTATGTTCTGGGAAAAGCATGGTATGAGGGGGGTAAAGAGTCTGAAGAGTTCAACAAACAGCTGATCCTTACCGGTAACTACGCCGGGAAAACATCTGGTCAGCTTCAGGCGCTGGCTCGCTCACTGTCTGGAAATGGCATAACGCAGCATGCTGCTGCAGGTGTGCTTGCCCAGGTCGTCGGCAGCGGTGCGTTTAGTGGTAATGATGTCAGCATGGTGAGCAATGTTGCCGCCAGGCTGCAGCAGGCTACCGGACAGGCCATTGATGAAACCATTAACCAGTTTAAGCGCCTGAAAGATGATCCGGTTAACGCGGTTGTAGCGCTTAACGATTCCATGCATTTTCTGACGGCCACACAGTATGAACAGATTTCCTCTGCTCAGGCACTGGGCGATTCGCAGAAAGCAGCGGAACTGGCCATGCAGGCATATTCTGAAGCGGTCATTCAGCGTGCCGGCGCGGTCCAGGAGAATCTCGGCTCGCTCGAAAAGTCTTGGAACTGGGTGAAAAATGCTGCGTCTGGCGCATGGGATGCGATGCTTGGTGTCGGGCGAAATCCTGACACCGCGATGAAGCGTCAGGATTCGTTTGCCGAGTGGCAGGCGGCGGAAAAAGAATACCGCGTCTTATCCAACAACCTCAAAGTTGATCCGGACTATGCCGGTAACAACGCCCTGCAGAAAGCTGATGCCGAACGACTGCGTAATGCGCGCGAGCAGGTATCGCTCAAAAAGCAGGCTTACGATCTGGCTGATAAGCAATATGCCCAGGAAGGGCTGTCTGCCGCGCGAGAAAGCATGCGGACGGAACAGCAGAGTCAGGCTATCCGTACTCAGCAGCAGTTTAACCAGCTGGTAGAATCCGGGGCGACGACGGCTGAAAAGCGTGTTTTAGCAGAGAAAAAACTCAATCAGCTTATTGAGAAAAACCGGCAGGATGCGAAAGACGGTGTCGCTACGCTGTGGTCTGACAAAGATATCGCCGCTGCGCGAGCGGGTATCGAGAAGCAGTTTAAGGATACCAAAACGCCGAAGGGTAAAAGCTACTCAACGCCTGCAGGGGACAAGGCAGAAGAGAAGGCGCAGGCCGAACTTTTGACACTTCAGGCCCAGCTTCAGACGCTTCAGCAACATACCAGCGTTAACGATGTCATCAGCAAGCAGCGACAGGACCTGTGGCAAGCCGAAAACCAGTTTGCGGTTCTGCAGGAGGCTTCCGGCAAACGCCAGCTTTCTGCTCAGGAGAAATCGCTGCTGGCTCACAAAGATGAGACCCTGGAATACAAACGCCAGCTGGCTGACCTGGGCGATAAAGTGGCTCAGCAGCAAAAGCTTAATCAGCTTGCTGACCAGGCCGTTAAATTCGAACAGCAGCAGAAAGCAGCGCGGGCTGGTATTCAGGCGCAGTCGGAAGGTGTTTCCAGCCGGCAGGCCGGGAGGGAATCTACCCTGCAGCGCCTCAGCGAGACCTATTCCTACAACCCGGCAGCGCAGCAAAAGGTTCTGGCTGAGCAGCGGGCGACGTATGAGGCAGAAGACGCCCTGCGCGGGAACTGGCTGGCCGGCGCGAAGCAGGGCTGGGCGGAATATCAGGATTCAGCCACCAACGTATTCAGTTCAGTGCAGGAAATTTCGCAGGCGACGTTTACCGGGCTGGCAGGACAGCTCACCAGCCTGGTGACAACAGGTAAAGCCAGCTTCAGGGATTTCACGACCTCGATCCTCAAAATGATTGTCGACGTTATTAACCAGCTTCTGGTGGCTTACGCCATCCAGGGTGCAATGGGCTGGATTAGTGGCGGAGCCAGCGCCGGTTCGACGGGGCAATCCTTCGGCGTACCTTCTTTCCGACCCTCGGGTTATGACGTTGGCGGTTATACCGGGAACGGCGGCAAGTATGAGCCTGCCGGCGTTGTTCATCGCGGCGAATTTGTCTTCACTAAAGAGTCAACTAGCCGAATCGGTGTGAGCAATCTCTATCGCCTTATGCGCGGTTACGCTACTGGCGGTCTGGTCGGCGGGGGCAATCCAGCGGCAGCCGGCATGGGCGGCGTCAGTGTGTACGCCCCTGTATCAGTCACAACGGGTCAATCCAACGATCAGAAGCAGCAACAGGATGGTGGTGCGCTCGCCCAGGCATACCAGAAAGTGGTCGACCGCTCAGTGAGGGAGGGGATCGCCCGTGAAATACGTCCTGGCGGGATTATCTGGAATGCTAATAAACAGAGGTAATTGATGGCCATCGAGCATTTTGCATGGCGGATTCAGGCCGCCAGCCAGCCAACACTGAGCAGCAAAGACACGGTCAGAGCGGCGCAGTTTGGCGATGGCTACAAACAAGTGAGTGGGTCGGGTCTGAACGATGAGGTCCTGAATTATGCCTTCTCTTTTACTGGTGATCCGGTAACTGCGAGGGCGATTCACGCATTCCTTCGCAGGCATAAAACCAAATCGTTCACGTTCACGCCTCCTGGTGGGGATTTGGCATTGTGGCGTGTCGAGGCTGATAGCCTCCAGCGAGTCGTCCTGAATAAAAAAGTAGAGACCGTTACCGCAACCTTTGAACAGGCATTTAAACCATGAGCTTAAACGCAGATTATCAGAAACTGGAGCCCGGCAGTGAAGTCCGGCTCTTTGAAGTGGACGGGAGTGCTTTTGGCGTGGTCGAAATTTTACGATTCCATGCCCATAACATCCCACATACCGAGCAGGAGATTCTCGCCGCTGGCGGTGATGAATCCAGACTGCCAGCCAAAAGTATCTGGTGGCAGGGGGAGGAATATTCGGCGTGGCCGTGCCAGATTGAAGGTATTGAAGCCTCCACGGACGGCAGTTCAGCCCAGCCTAAACTGTCGGTCGCCAACCTGGATAGTTCTATCACCGCATTATGCCTTGCCTATGATGACTTGCTGCAGGCGAAGGTGACAATCCGTGACACGCTGGCCACATATCTTGATGCCCAAAATTTTCCTGACGGTAATGCTTCGGCAGACCCTACGCAGGAAAAGCTGAAGGTGTTTTACATCGACTCCAAAAGTGGCGAAACGAACGAGACGGTTGAGTTCACGCTTTCTAGTCCGATGGACCTGCAGGGGCTGATGATTCCGACACGCCAGCTGCATTCCCTCTGTACTTGGTGCATCCGAAACAAATACCGATCCGGTGACGGTTGCGACTATGCCGGAACCCGTTATTTCGATAAGCACAATAATCCGGTAGATGATCCGTCTCTCGATGAATGCAATGGTACGTTGACTGCATGCAAACTTCGTTATGGGGAAAATAACGAACTTTCTCACGGCGGGTTTCCTGGTACTTCCCTCATTCGGAGCTGATATGCGCCAGAAAACTATTGATGCAATAATGGTGCATGCGGCTGCAGAGTATCCGCGTGAATGCTGCGGTGTTGTGGCGCAGAAAAGCCGGGTAGAGCGTTATTATCCCTGCCGGAATCTGGCGATCGAACCGACAGAACATTTTCACCTGAGTCCGGAAGATTATGCCACTGCGGAGGACTGGGGAACTGTGACAGCAATTGTGCACAGCCACCCTGACGCAACGACGCAGCCGAGCGAGCTGGACAAGGCGCAGTGCGATGCCACGTTGCTGCCTTGGCATATCGTCAGTTGGCCTGAAGGGGATTTACGCACAATCCAGCCACGTGGTGAATTGCCGCTGCTAGAGCGCCCGTTTGTGCTGGGGCACACGGATTGCTGGGGATTGATAATGAGCTACTTCAGGCAAACGCATGGCATAGAACTAACAGACTACAGAAAGGATTTTCCGTGGTGGGAGGACCAGCACGAGGGCAATTTCTATCAGGATTGCTGGTATGAGTGCGGATTCCGCGAGTTCACCGGTGCGCCGCAGCCTGGCGACATGGTGATCATGCAGGTGCAGGCTAACAAATGGAACCATGCCGGCATTCTTCTGAAGGGTAACATGCTGCTGCACCATCTGTATGGCCATCTGAGCCAGCGCGTGCCCTACGGCGGATACTGGCAGGAACGGACAATGAAGGTGCTGCGACATAATACCTTGTGCTAATCTTCTGGTGATTTTTCAAAGGGGATAAGGAAATGAAAAAATCACTTATCGCGCTCTGCGTACTTGGGATGGTTGGGTGTGCAACTAAGCCAGTATCAAACGAAATGGCAAAAGATGTACCGGCTAAACAAATTATTGACTCTTCGCTTCTTGCTAAAAAAGAAGGCTCTGGAAAAGTAATAATTAAGCGCGACTCTGGGTTTATGGGCAGCGCATGCATGACGCGAGTATATATAGATGGAAAAGAAATCGCGGATTTAGATACAGCACAAAAAATCACAGTCTATCCGTCTTATGGGGATCATATATTTAGTGCTTGGCCTAAAGGGGTATGTGGTGGTGGGATGAGTGAGCAATCAGGAAGGGTTGCTAATGACAGGGATTTAATGTATCGAATTGGGTATGGCACGAACGGTGATTTTGGTATTTATCCAACTGCATTTTAAATAAGAAACATTTATAAGCCCGCAATTATCGCGGGCTTTTCATTGGGGAAAATATGAAAGAAACAATGGTTCAAATAGAACTCGGTGGAATATTAGGTAAAACATTTGGTAAAAAACATAATCGCTTAATTAGCACGGTTCATGAAGCGGCAAGAGCCTTGGCAGCGACCATCCATGGCTTTGAAAAATTCATGCTTACCAGTAAACAGCGGGGGTTAACATATGCGGTTTTCCGGGGGAAGAAAAATATAGGTGAGGATGATTTAGGTTTTCCCGTAACAGAAGACGTAATCCGCATTGTACCAGTTGTAATTGGCAGCAAAAAAGCTGGTGTATTACAGACAATACTTGGCGTGGTTTTAGTGGCTGTAGGTGCGGTTGTAAACTGGTATACGGGTGGGACAGCAGGTACACCTATTATGCAGTTTGGTGCAGCGATGGCTGTTGGTGGAGTCGTGCAAATGTTATCGCCGCAAGCAGCAGGCCTTGTCAGCAAACAGAGTGCCGATAACCGTGCATCCTACGCGTTCGGTGGTGTGACAAACACTGCTGCTCAAGGCTACCCAGTGCCACTTCTTTATGGTCGACGGAGAATCGGCGGAGCAATTATATCCGCTGGAATTTTCGTCGAAGATCAGCAGTAAAACTCTCTATGTCAATTAACCGCCTCCGGGCGGTTTTTTTATGGGCGCAATATGGCAAAGAACATCATTAAGGGTCGTAAAGGCGGTTCCTCATCATCCCGAACGCCGGCAGAACAGCCTGACGATCTTCAGTCAATCGCAAAGGCAAAACTCCTGATTGCTCTTGCTGAAGGTGAGTTGAGCGGTGGCTTGACTGGTAAGGATATTTATCTGGATGGCACGCCTCTTGAAAATCCGGATGGTTCTCAAAACTTCAGTGGTGTAGCGTGGGAATTTCGTGCCGGCACACAGGCGCAGAAATACATTCAGGGTATTCCAGGCACCGAAAATGAAATCAGCGTTGGAACTACCGTCTCCAGTGATACAGCCTGGACCCATACTTTTACCAATACACAGCTTTCTGCCATTCGTCTGCGCCTGAAGTGGCCATCACTGTTTGAGCAGAAGGATAACGGCGATCTGGTCGGTTACTCGATTAACTATATTATCGAGTTGCAGACGGATGGTGGCACCTGGCAAACGATACTGAATACCAGCGTTACCGGCAAAACGACATCCGGGTACGAGCGCAGCCACCGCATCGACTTACCGCAGGCGGGAAGCACCTGGACGGTGCGTTTGCGTAAAGTGACGGCAGACGCGAACAGTGCAAAAATCGGCGATGCGCTGTCGTTGCAGAGCTACACAGAGGTGATAGACGCCAAACTGCGCTACCCAAACACCGCCCTGCTTTATATCGAGTTCGACTCAAGCCAGTTTAATGGCTCTATTCCGCAAATCTCCTGTGAGCCCCGTGGGCGCGTTATTCGCGTACCTGATACCTACGACCCCGAAACCCGAATTTACAGCGGCACATGGACCGGTACGTTCAAGTGGGCCTGGACGGATAACCCGGCGTGGATTTTTTACGATCTGGTTGTTACCGACCGTTTTGGACTGGGAGATCGCCTCACTGCCGCCAATATTGATAAATGGACACTTTACCAGGTGGCGCAATATTGCGATCAGGAGGTGCCTGATGGCAAAGGCGGCAGCGGTACTGAGCCACGCTATATCTGCAACGTATACGTTCAGGAACGAAACGATGCCTATACGGTTCTGCGGGACTTTGCGGCCATCTTCAGGGGGATGACCAACTGGGGCGGGGACCAGATTGTCTGCCTCGCTGATATGCCGCGTGATGTCGATTACAGCTACACCCGCGCGAACGTTATTGATGGCGTCTTCAATTATGCGAGCAGCACGTCAAAAACGCGTTATACCTCTGCGCTGGTATCGTGGTCCGATCCGGATAATGCCTACGCAGATGCAATGGAGCCAGTTTTTGAACAAGCACTGGTGGCGCGCTACCGGGGATTTAACCAGCTCGAAATGACCGCCATCGGTTGCACCCGACAATCAGAGGCCAACCGGAAAGGGCGCTGGGGGATTCTGACCAACAATAAGGATCGCATCGTTTCCTTCGATGTTGGTCTGGACGGGAACATTCCGCAGCCTGGCTACGTCATTGCCGTGGCGGACGAACTGCTTTCCGGAAAAGTTATGGGTGGCCGCATCAGCTCCGTTAACGGTCGCGTTATCAAACTTGACCGGGTTCCGGATGCCGCTGCAGGTGATCGTCTTATTCTCAACCTTCCATCCGGCGCGGCGCAAAGCCGCACCATTCAGGCGGTAAACGGGGAGTCAGTCACGGTCACAACGGCTTACGGTGAAACGCCACAGGCCGAATCCGTATGGGTGGTGGAGTCAGACGAGCTCTACGCGCAGCAATACCGCGTTGTTAGTGTCTCTGATAACAATAATGGCACGTTCTCTATCACTGCGGCGTACCACGACCCCGACAAATATGCGCGGATTGATACCGGTGCAATCATCGACCAACGACCAGTAAGCGTCATTCCTCCGGGGAGTCAGGCTTCTCCGGATAACATCGTGATCAGCTCGTTTTCCGTGGTTCAGCAGAACATCAGCGTGGAAACCATGCGCGTGAGCTGGGACCAGGCGCAGAACGCCATCGCCTATGAAGCGCAATGGCGGCGCAACGATGGAAACTGGGTTAACGTGCCACGCAGCTCCACCACGTCATTCGACGTTCAGGGGATTTATTCAGGGCGTTACTTGGTGCGTGTCCGTGCGATTAATGCTGCTGAAATTTCCTCCGGCTGGGGATATTCAGAAGAGAAAACGCTGACGGGTAAGGTGGGTAATCCGCCAAAACCAGTGGGCTTCACCACAACGCCGATTAACTGGGGCATTCGTCTGAACTGGGGATTCCCGGCAAATACCGGCGACACGCTCAAGACTGAAATCCAGTACACGCCGAACGCAGATTACTCAAACCCTATACTGCTGACCGACGTGCCGTATCCGCAGGCAGAATACACGCAACTGGGGTTAAAGGCCGGGCAGATATTCTGGTACCGCGCTCAGCTTGTGGATAAAACCGGGAACGAATCAGGTTATACAGACTGGATTAGGGGGGTGGCTAATGACAACACCGACGACTATCTCGGCGATATTGCCGATGATTTCCTGACGGCGGAAGACGGCGAGCGTCTGACCAGCAATATCGACACAAATATCGAGGGGCTACTTCAGAATGCGCTGGATAACAATTCAACTGTGAGCCACCAGTTTGCGCAGCAGGGCCAGACCCGCGCCGATATCCTGACGATAAACACAACCATCGTTGATATGGACCAGGCGTTTGCGGAGCAAATGACGCTGGTGTCGGCTCAGTTCCAGGATGTGGATGGCCAGCTTGATGGCGTGAACAACCAACTGGGGCTGAATACAGCAGCGCTCGAGCAGAAAATGACGTCCGTATTCAACAGCAGCGGCGGCTCAGCGATTTACAGCATGAAAGCGGGGGTGAACGTCAACGGAAGTTACTACGACGCCGGGATGACTATCGCTGTGCTGGCGCCCGCAGGGCAGCCGGTCACGACACGCATAGGCCTTAACGCAAACCAGTTCGTCGTCATGAGTGGCAGCGGCGGCACGGCGTATTCACCGTTTGCCATCGTTAATGGCCAGGTGTTTTTAAGTGAAGCCTTCATTGGTGAGGGGACAATTCAAAATGCCATGATTGGCAATTATATCCAATCCAACAACTATGTAGCGGGCAGCGCGGGCTGGAAGCTGGATAAAGCCGGTACGTTTGAAAATTATGGCGCTGATGGTACTGGCGCGATGAAGCAGACCAACACGACAATCAGTATCCGTGATGCCAGCAGGCTTAGGGTACAGATTGGAAGAATCACAGGGGTATTCTGATGGCGTTTGGTATCCAGACATGGGATGCAAACGGAAATCCCAATAACTATGGCCTTGTGCCGGTGAGCGTGGTCGGATTCTTTGCTGTATCTGCCGGCCAGCAATCCGGGACGGCGTCGTATCCTGTACCAGCAGGTTTTGTACTGGATATTTTGCAGGTGTGCACCGGGGAAACCTATAGCCAGACGAGGCGAACGGTTACGGTATCGGGAGGCAATATCACCATTGGTGCCGCTGCGGATACTAATTTCGGGGTTAATACCTATCCGGCAATCGGCGGATTCATTATTGCATTTCTGAGGGGAGCATAATGGCAGACTGGGGAGCGCTGCTGGCGACCGAAGCCGGCGCGCCATTTATCACTCCGCAATCAATTCCGCTGGCCCTGATCGGCAAACAGTCGGTGACGCTAAAAACGGGCTCCGGGGAAATCACAACGGTTTCACAGGCAATACCCGCCGGGCGGCCGGTCATTCCGTTTGTGTGCTCAACGATAAACTGCGTGCTGAGTTATGCCGTAAGCGGGAATACCTGCACTGTTTCAGCGAGTAAGCCGGAAGGGGCCGGAACCGTGCACGTGTATTTCTTCACGATATTTGCACAGCCCCTGCCAGCATGGGGTATCGCTATCTGGGATGAGCAAGGGACCTGCATTCTGACGAATGAAACCCGGGTGCTCACGGACATTGAAGCGATAGGAACAAATGGCAGCGACACCGCGGGAGGATATAACATAGATGTTACCCGGTCCGGTAAAGTCGGTATCGTGCCGTCGATGTGCGGGCTGGTGACCGGGGTTATCACGGTTGGTGGCGTCAGACCTTATTCGTCACAGTATTTTTTCTCTGCTGTATGGAATGGAAGTAATACAAATATTCACGTAGCCACTTCTAATGGGCCGCCTCCAGCTGGCACACAGAATATCGCTTATCACAATATGCGTAACCGGGTATATGCGCTGAATCTAGATAATTACGATTAATAGATTGATCGGAGAAAGCGATCAATTGCTGTTAATTGATCTATGTAACCAATTATCAATATTAACGGGGAGCTGTTATTTTCCTTGTCAATAACATTTTCAATCTGGATGAGTGATGAAAAAACTTCTTTCGGTAATTATTGTTTCCTTTGTGTTATCTGGTTGTGCCGATGCTATGAAGCGTCAGCAGCCGGTCTGCACGGCATCGGCGGTTATTGGCGGACAAAGTACACTGGTACAGGTTTACGACGTTAAAAAAATTAACGGACAAACGAAGTATAAGGCGGGTTATCCGTTTAACTGGAAATGGGTGAATAAAAATAATTTCACCAGGTCCACCTGTCAATAATAGTTCATTTAATAAAAGAGCCCGGCCACAGTGCCGGGTTTTTTATTGCCTGGAATACGGAGGGATTTATGCCAGCTGGCACTATCACACTTACAAATAATTCGGTGGCAGTAACGGGCTCCGGTACCGCATTTACTACGGAGCTAAAAGTTAATGATTTTGTTGTCGCTGTTGCCGGTGGGACAACGTACACGCTGGGGGTAAAAGCAGTCGGCTCGGCTACCGCGCTGACGCTCATCACCCCTTACGACGGGCCAACAGTATCCGGGCTGGCGTGGACCGCGGTGCCAAATCAGTCTCTTGTTGGGATTACGGCTCAAATTGCGACCGATACAGCGCGGGCTATTCGCGGGCTGAATTACGACAAAAACAACTGGCAGCAGCTGTTTACCGGCTCCGGCATTATTACCGTGCAGCTGCCGGATGGTTCGACGTATACCGGGCCGTCGTGGAACAGCATCCAGGCGTATGCTGACGCACTGCTGCCAATCGGCATGTGCGTTATCTGGCCGTCGCTGGTGCTGCCCGATAATGCCGCTCAGGGCATTAAATTCCTGCGGCTCAACGGCGCATCGTTCAGCAAAACGCTTTATCCGAAGTTGGGCGCAATCTACACATCTGGTGTTCTGCCGGACATGCGCGGCGATACGGTGCGCGGGTACGACGATGGCAGGGGAATAGACCAGGGGCGAGCGCTTTTGTCTGAACAGGCTGATGCCATTCAGAACATTACGGGCTCGATGGACCTTCGCCCAATAATCTCAAATGGGCAGCCATACGCTAACAGACTGAGAAGCAGTGGCGCGTTCGGCGGTACGCAGCCTGCCGAAGGCAACCTGGGGAATTTAGCAGGCCAGCAGAGTGCAACAACCGTAACAACGCTTGTTGAAAGCATCTCTTTTGATGCATCAAGAATCGTCAGGACATCAACAGAAACGCGCATGCGGAACATGGCATGGAATATGATTGTGAGGGCGTCGTGAATATTAAATTTGATTCTGAAGGGTTTGCCACGTCAGAAGGCACACTGACGGTTTACGTTACTGATGAGCAGAGAGTGATGGTTGGTAGTGCGCTTGCTCAGGTAAGCTTGGGCACAACACTTCCGGCACGTTCCTATGCTGATACACCGCCCGATGCGGGAGAAAACGAGGTGGTCATGCGTAGCCCGGACGGTTATCGTTGGCTCGTTGTGCCAGATCACCGAGGCGAGACAATCTATGCGACAGATAACAGTGGCCCAATGGTTGTTATGCAGGCGGGAGAGATTCCTTCCGGTTATACCCTGTCGGTACCGCAAACCCCATTTGATGTGTGGAATGGTACAAAATGGGTAACAGATATAGAGGCGCAGAAGCTTGCTCAAGTTGCAGATGCAGAAGCTGAGAAAGAATTAAGGCTCGCGGCCGCAAACACTTATATCTGTGAGCAGAACTGGGGAAGCAAACTGACACTTGGACGGCTGAGCGACGAGGGGAAAGCCCTTTTCAATAAATGGCTCGACTATACCGATGCACTTGAAGCGCTTGATGCTTCAACAGCACCGGATATTATTTGGCCTGAAAAACCAGCTTAATTGTATTTGCAACTTATGATTATCTTCATGTGCAATCTGTTGACGGTTTAGTCCAAGGCCCCTGAGTAATAGGGGCCTTTTTTTATGACTATTTTTTGTTTTTTAGATGGCTTTCCAGTTTGTCGAGATTACGATTAACCTGTTCGGCAACCAGTTCTGATTCAAGCAATGCCTCTATTTTTTTTAGTAGCGTGGAGGGGATTTTTCGGTTGTCTAATTTGAGAGTGACAAAATTGCCGTTGTATTTGGCAACGACGCCATCGCCGTAGGATTTCTCGGTTTTTGGCAAACTGTCTTTATCTATCAGAATAACGTCCTGTAGTGCTTGGATGATTCGTGCCGGCTCGAAATGCTCTCCTGCTTGCTTCATGCGAAGGAGCTGCTGCGCAGCGTTTATCATTGACTCCTTATTTCCTTGGTAAACTTTGAATAAGTCATGTCCCGCTCGTGCCGAGAGTTCGCCTGGATGCTGGAAAATAGCGATAACATCGCGTGGTAAACCAGCCGTATTTATGCAGCGAGTAATGATATTACGGTCAATACCTTCAGCCTCAGCCAGAGCCTTTACGTTACCATCAAAATCTTTTAGGCGGCGCAGGTATCGCTTGCCGCGTTCGTATGCGCTGGTCGGTCGGTAGTCGTTACCGACTTGCGAAAGCCATTGCATTTGTTCGTCGTCTAACTCCCCGACCAACACGCGGTAGTCAGTGCGGGTGATGATAGCGGTCTTGCGTCGGCGGGAACCGTCCGCGACTTCAATAATGCCTGAAATTTTACGCGCGAATGCTGGGTTCTGTTGTCCCGATGTGAGGAACGATGGGATCAGGTCAGCCAGTGCGGATTCGTTCAGCAATTCTTGATCGCGCTCGTTACCTAGCCACACCATCGTGGCCATCTCGACTTTATCAGCAGGAATGGTTTCCAGCTTAAAGGCTACGTTACGGCCACAAACCGGTAGCGTAATACTGTTCCCGGATAACGAGCTTAATTTGCTCTGTAAGTCACCAACCATAGGTGAAACAGACGGCGCTTTTTGCGGCGCATTATGAGTATTGCTCATGAACGTTTCGAGGTTGGGTGCATTTTTTAAAATAGAGCGATTTTTCATAATTAGTCCTCCCAACGAGGTTTGATCAGGTCTTCGAAAATTTCTTTGCAGACTGGCTCCCAGATTTCTACTGCATTTCGCCAAGCATTAAGCGTTGAGCGTTGATTTGCTGCTTGCTCAAATACGGTGCGCATCTTGATCTGGCCTTTACCTACTTCATCAGTGACCCGTACAACCTGTCGCAAGACCATAGCTCCCCAGGTATTTCGAATCTGCTCCTCCATCCATCTGGACTGATTGCCGTTAGTCAGGCTGTATTTTGTTAGGAGCAATCGGACTACAGGTTCGAAACCGCCCAAATCCACGGTTTCAAGCAGGTCGAGCAGCATTGTGAAAAACTGAAGAACCGATGCATAGTCGAACAGCTCTGCAGGGGTTGCTACAACGATGACATCAGCAGCACATACAACGTTAATAGTTCCCGTACCTAGGTTTGGAGCGCTGTCTACGACAATAATGTCGTAGTTATCCCAGATCGACTCGATAGCAGCACGAAGCATCAAGTGAGGGGGATGAGGCAACTTCCCCTCTGAATGGTGCTGCATCAGATCCGTTTCAATGCGATGAAGAGCAAGGCAGCTAGGAATTATGTCGAGGCCTGGCCAGCATGTCGGCTTAATTGCATATTCAGCGTTGTCGCGTTCGCCGAGGTAAAACGGAAGCAGAGTATCGTCTCTGTGAATGTGCAAATCAGGGACGTAACCGTGGTACATCGATGCAGTTCCTTGAGGGTCATTCCCTTCAACAAGTAGAACCCTGTGCCCTTGCAAGGCTAGCCATTGCGCCTGGTGTACTGCGGATGAGGTTTTATAAACCCCTCCTTTATGCGACATAACAGAAAGTACAACCGGGTTTTTATCGTCGGGTCTTTGGTTTGGGTTACCAAACACGCTCCGCATATGGCTAATTTGGTCAATGGTGTAGCCAGCGCGACGTTCTACTCGCCCCCTCATCTCAAAATCAGGAGCCGGTAGGCGACCAGCTTTTTCCGCATCTCTGATAGCCTGCGGTGTTACGCCGATCAGGCCTGCAACTTCTGTAATGCCCCAGCGGCGAGTTATACGTCGTGCTTCTGGGCTGTCATCGCCGAACTGTGCGATGGCAATAGCGCGGGTCATTTCCTGACCGCGATTGATGCAGTCTTTCAGCAAATTTATTAATGACATCCTGTTTCCTCTCAAACATGCCCTTACCTTTGTGTTTTTCATCATACTTTACGTATTTTAAGCAAAGCAACATAAAAAAGGCAAAGTGACTCACAAAACGCAAAGTTTAGGTTTCAACCAATGATTTGATGCGGCACAGAAGCTGTTTAGCCTCATCTAAGCGCATCGTTATTACTGACGTTGGCATATTGAAAATCTAACTATATGATTTTAAATGGTAATAAATCATACCAATTGCTATCAAAAGTTAAGAGAACATGCCGGATTTCTTACTGTTTATACACCGCGAAGTATCTCCTTCTCTTTTTCGACATCATCGAAACACAATAAAAGAACACAGCAAATCATAACTAGCCATCACTATCTAAGAATATCATAACAGAACATATATAAAGAATGCAATATAATCGAATCACAAAATCAGAACACTATGCCACTAACATATCATATAT